GTAGCAACACCAGTTCCTAATCCAGAAACACCAGTAGAGATTGGTAAACCAGTACAGCTAGTTAAAGTACCAGAAGATGGAGTTCCGAGTACAGGAGTAACTAATGTAGGGCTTGTAGCGAATACTAATGCACCAGAACCAGTTTCGTCTGTAGTTGCAGCCAGTAAATTAGCAGAAGAAGGAGTTGCTAAGAATGTAGCAACACCAGTTCCTAATCCAGAAACACCAGTAGAGATTGGTAAACCAGTACAGCTAGTTAATGTTCCAGAAGATGGAGTTCCGAGTACAGGAGTAGTCAGAGTTGGACTAGTTAATGTCTTGTTGGTTAAAGTATCTGTAGTAGCACGACCAACCAATGTATCAGTTGCATCAGGCAATGTTATTGTATTATCAGCAGTGGGATCTGTAACTGATAATGTTGTTTCAAATGTATTAGCAGTCGATCCTTCAAAAACTATACTACTACCATCAATGGTTAGACTAGTAAATGTAGGACTACTTGCGCCTGTCATACCATAAGCAGTACCTGTTGCACTTATATTACCCGCTGCACTTAATGTAAAATCTAAAACAAGTTCACCTTGTGTAGTCGTAGTTGTGTCGCTAACACTGACAGCGACTGTTCCGCTTGCATTTGGTAATGTTATCGTATTGTCAGCAGTGGGATTTGTGACTGTTAATGTTGTTTCATTTGCATCTTCTGATGATCCTTCAAAAACTATACTGCTACCATTTATAGTTAATCCAGCAAATATTGGACTACTTGCGCTCGATATACCAAATGCAGTGCCAGTCGCACTTATATTACCTGCTGCACTTAAAGTAAAGTCTAAGTTTAATTCGCCTTGTGTTGTTGTAGTTGTATCACTTACACTAACAGCAACCGTGCCGTTAGCATCTGGTAATATAATATCTCTATCTGCTGTTATCGACGTTGCTTGTAGCTTTACTTCCCAATCGTCTGGTGTAGTGCCTTCAAATATAAGTTTAGTACCTTGGCTAATCCAAATATGTCCTTGTGGATACAGTGCAATATCTGAATCACTTTGTATGTCTAAGTCTGTATTTTTACCACCACTTATGCCATTTGGAAATCTAGTGTTTGTCATGTCAGTTTCTCCATGTTATACATATTTATATTAATATCCATAAAAAAACAGGGCCCTTACGGCCCTGTTTTGTATCATAGTAGTAATAAACTATTACTGGAAACTTAGATTCGCAGTTGTTACTGAAATCTTGTTCAAGTAGTCAGCTGCGTTACCAAGTGACGAAGCCTGGTTGCTTAGTTCTACATAACCATAACGTGTCATGAAGCTAACAACTGGTTCGAAAGTTGACGGATCAAGTACAGTACCGCTTGACATCAATGGGATGTATGGGCAATAGAACGCTGCTGCGTCTGTTTCAGTAGTACCTTTGTAACCAACAAGTACAGTATCGTCTGACGCATACTGGTTAACATAAACACGCATAGTACCGTTTAAAGTACCTACGAATTTAGTGTTAGTTGGTGCCTCGAAAGGACCTTCAGTAGTACGTGCAAATGCGCTAGTAGTTGCTGACTGTAGTACAGTTAGCATAGTTGGGCTTACGATAACCCAGTTACCAGCGCCACGACGTGTACGTGCAGCGATAGTGTTTGCATTCTTGTTAATTAGAACTGCTAGTGCAGCATGTTCGTCACCAACGAATGTAGCAGTACCACTTACACCAGCTTGGTTATAAGTATCTGTACCACCGGACAAGCTAGTTAGACTTGCAATGATTTCCTGGTCGATTTCAGCAGTAATTTCTTGTGCAAGTGCTTGCATAATTTCTGCTTCAACGTCTAGGCCATGCATTGATTGAGCGTCTTGCGCTGCTTCAAATGTCCAACGTGCTGATAGTTTACGTGTCTTAGCTTCAACAGTTTGCTTTAGAACTTGGATAGATAATTTCTTACCACCAAGTGCTTCAAGTGCGCTAGTTGAGTCTGCTTTGCCAGTGCTTGAGTTACCTGAGTAACCGTTTGCAATTGCAAATGGGCTTAGTGCTTCGTCGCCTGCGATCGCACCCGCAAAGGTTTCTGCATAGCGTACACGTAGAGTGTGGATCTGGCCTACTGGACCAGTCATCGGCTGTACACCAACAATCTCGTTGGCGATAACAGTAGGCATTACACGACGAATAACTGGAAGAATAACTTTGTTAAGTGAAGCAATGTTGCCAGCTTGAGTAGTTCCCGCTGCGGCACTTTCTGACAAGTAACGCTTTGTATTCTCAAGTGTAACTTCCATCACTTTTTTCTTAGTTCCAGTAAGACCGTCGGTAAGGGCTTCTTTGGTAGCTGACCAATTTTCAAATAGGTTGCTCATTTTCGGTCTCCTTAATTTATACCGGCTAGTTTACGAAGGTTAACGATATTTGAATCTACTGAAGCTCCAGCTGCAGTTGATTTATTTCCAGTGACTTCTTTAGCAGATTCACTTAACACCTTCTTAGTTTCTGGTTTTTTAATATCTTCTCTCAATACTGAGGGTAGATATTTATTGAACGCACTTTGTAGTTCCATAGTCTTGGTACTTTCAAGTAATGCATTCATTATTTCTTTGTGTTGCTTACTAAGCGGAGCCATCATTTCATTCATGATAGCTTTACGTTGTGCTACATCCTCAGCAATACGTACTTTACGTGCTGATTCTTGTAGTTGTACATCCTTAGTAGCAATTACTTTGTTTGCTTCGTCGATCTTTGCAGAAAGATTGTTTACTTTTTTGTTTAGTTTTGAAACTTCTGTGCCTTCTGACAAGTAGCTTCCCATAAACTCAGCTGCAAATGTTTCAAATATCTTACGTCCAAAAGTATTTTCTTTTGCAACTTTGATATCTTCACGTAGTGTAGTAAGTTCTTTCTTGAGTGTTGACTCTAGAATTGCATTTACTTTCTTTGCAGCATTTTCAACAAACTGACGTTTAGTTTGATCGATTACAGCTTTGCCTTCTTTTATCATTTTGACTTTAGCTTCAACTAGTGAGCGTTTATCTTCATGAAACTCATTAAGCTCTTTTGTAAGTTGCTCAAGAACAAAACCCTCTAATTGGATCATGTTTTTACCTTGAGCAGAACGGTCTTCGCGAAGTTCATTAATTTCTTTGCGAAGTGTATCCATAACAAAGCTATCAAGAACCTTTGCGTGTTCTTTCATGTGCTTACGGTATGCTACACGATCTTCAGTAACTTTTGCTTTGTCTGCTTGGAACTCTGAAAGTTCTTTTGCAATAACATCACCTAGCATAGCATCCATAGCTTCAACGATTTGCGACTTGTCATTTTCATAACGTGTTGCAAATTCTTCACGAAGTTCAGCAGTAATTGCTTCTCTCGCTTCATTGATTTTAGATTCCCATGCTTCGCTAATTGAAGATCTTACCTCTTCGGAAAGCGTACTTGAGTTTAATAGTTCATCGATTGCGTGAGCCATATTAATCTCTCCTATACTTTAGATTGGTTATCAGTCTCGATATCTCTTCTTGGAGATATCGTTGTGCGCCTTTATCGTGTTTAACGGCACCAGCAACATCCATTAATACATTACCACGTCTATGATTCATAATTCTTTCATAAATTGGATCGGGATATGCATCAGGAGCACTTGGATTAGCAACAATGTCTACAGTAATGATTTCAAAATCTTTTACATGACCATTGTCACCAACGTTGCCGCTTCCTCTACTAGACACGCCTAGTTTTACTCCACTTTCCAATAGGGTTTTACAAATATTACCCATTGGAGTTGGAAGAATTTTAAGTTTGCCGATACCGTTGTTACCGTTAATATCCATCTCTGTGATAATGTGTGACACACGATCAAGATTGATGTTAAGGTCGTCTGGGTGATCAGCTTCGCCTAATACCGAATATCCTTTTTTGATCTTTTCATTAATAGCTTTTACAGCTCTATGAATTTCATCCTTTGGATAAATGCGATTGTTTTGATTACGTACATCACCCTCAATGAAAATACCTTTCATATACAGACTTTTACCGTTTGACTCTTCAACAGATTCCGTAACGATATTTGCCTGATTAAATGAAAGATGTTCAGTGATTAGCTTGTTGTACATATTACTTCATCTCTCTTTTTGGAGCAGGTGCTGCACTTAATTTTGCGCCAGCTTCTGGACCTTTAACGTTCATTGGCTTTGCTGATGGTGCTTTACCGCCTGCTTCTACTTTAGTATCAGTTGGGTGTGGCTTTGCATCAGTTGGACCTTTGCCGCCTTTACCTACTGGGGATTTTGCGCTTTTATCGCTGCCGTCTGCCATATTTGCAGTTACAGACTTAAGAGCTACTGACTCGCCGAATGCTTTCATGCTTTCGTCTTCATCACCTTCTTCTGCTTCTTCGTCGCTTTCTTCTGCATCACCCATTAGGTCTGCAAATGCTGCACGAAGTTCTGCAATAGCATCTTCTACGTTAGTTAGTGCTTCTTCTGGATCGGGTGCGTCCACGTCCATGCCTTCGTCGTCTCCGTCGATGTCGCCCATGTCCATTGACATGTCCATGTCTTCTTCATCGCCGTAGTCTTCTTCGCCAGGCATATCTTCATCATCAAAAATTTCTTCTTGATCAATTTCTTCTTCTGCAGACTCGATGTCGTTTAGGAAGTCATCTTCTTCGTCGCTTACATCGATTGTTTCGTCTAAGTCTTCGTCTTGAATATCGTCTTCTACAACTTCATCACTCTCAGTGATTGCAGCCCAATGATTCTTTGCTTTTTCAACAAATACATTGTGTAGTAGATCAGCGGCTTTTTCACGCTCATCGTTGACTAGATACTCAAGGACTTTAACTAGTGAATTTTTGTGATTGCTCATTTGTTAATCTCCTTACAAAATGTTAACAGGCTTACCAAGATGGTTTACAATTTTATTTACACCACCAAGATGTTTTACTTATCAAAATGCCCAAAAAAACGTCTTTTTTAGATTTCGATAAGTTAGATAAGTAATTTCGCTAAATTATTGTGCTGCGGGCTGTGCGTAAATTGTTTTAACTCGTTTAGTCCTGCTAGCGTGTTCAACGTTATGCACTTCACGTTGCTTACGTAATCTATTAAGATGCTTTAATGTAAGACGACTTCTACGTGCATCGTCAATTTTACGATTGCTGTATTCGTTGTCTTCATCATCATAATACTCTACTAAAAATTCATTGCTACGCATTATACTTCCCCCTCAGGTGCTGTTGCATTTTCTGCACCACTAATTGGTGATTCGTCCGAAGCTGCTTCATCACCGCCTTCTAAATCAGTCTCGCCACCCATGTCTGGCGGAGAATCGAAACTACGCACGCCAACACTACCAAGTCCTGGCATACTGTCAGCTTCAGGTGCAGCACCGCTTTGGTTTTCTTCTTCCCACATACGTTCGTTTTCTAAAATTTCTTCCTCAGTAAGTCCTAGATACTTGCTTAGTAAGAAACGCTTGCTCAAATATGGAGTAGCTTCTAAATTAGCAAATACAGCACTGCGAGCATTATGAATTTCAATTTCTTTGTATTGGCTGAAACTTTGTGGCTCTACAAATTTAAGTTCAAAAATACTTGCATCAATATTGATACCTCTATTTTTCATAAACAGTTTGAACTCTTTATCAAATGTAGGACTAATAATGTTTTGCAATCTTGAACAATACTGGTTGAATCTATATTCTTGTATAAACGCAGTTCCTACTTTACCATCAACATATGTTGAACTACCATCATCTGGACCAGTTGGCAAATAGCTGCTAGGCACACGCAATGCTCTAAGCATTTTGTTTGTAAAGTAACGCAAGTCATCAATTTGACCTAAATTGTCACCGCCGGGCAACACTTCAACTTTACTACCACGACCTTCTGCAGTTTGAGCAAAGAAATAATCTTCCATAATGCTTAGTGGATTATACGCTGCATCCATAATAGTTGTACCGCCGCCTGTGCGACTAGGAATACGCTTTTGGTGAATTTCATTTTTAACACGCTCAACAAAGCCCATTGCTTTGTTTGCAGGCATGTTACCTACGTCAACAT